TGGGAAGCATGGCGTAGTGGAGATAAAAACGAAGTTCAGATTAATAAACTATTTAATGATCAAGTTTTTATAGAAGGCTATGAAGTTGAATTATTTGAAACTGAATCTCAAAATGGTTTCTATTTTAAAATTTGGGATGGTTATGCAGAAGAATATATTAATGTAAGGTCTATGCATTCTAAATCCATGTGTTCTAAAATTTTTGCTGATAGAGAAACTGCTATTGAAACTGCTAAGAAGTTGATTATAGAAAACAACGATAGGGAGTATGACTAATGACTGATAAAACAACTACAACATACTGGAATTGTTGTGATAAGTTGGATGAACACTTACAAAAGACATTCCCTGATTTAGTTAAAGAACATAAACTACACATCGAACACTCAGGCGGATTTTA